ATGAGCGATTACTTCGGGCTACCCTACCACTTTATAGGAGCTTACGACGTTTTGCCGGATAACACTATTCCCGAGCAATTAAAAAAAGGCAGACTCTATCGGCTTATGTCGCTGGATGAGGCCGCCGCCTTTTTCGGTGTATCCTGCAAAACGTATCATAAATGGGAACATGGCAGGATAGGCTCCAGCGACAAAGCAAAGCGCCCCGAACAGGATAAGCTGGCAGAGTGGGCGGCCGTTTTCAAACAAAATAAATTAGGCAGGCGTCTCGTACCCGTGCACAGGTAGTCAGCAACGCCCGCCGTATAAAAGTCTTCAAATACTTTTTGATGTACCTTTATTATACTACTTATAAAAGTAGAAATACAAGTATTATAATCATAGCACAAAAGCCCCGGAGCTCGATAGCGATTTGCTACTGAGTTCCGGGGCTTGATTCATATTTAATTATAAATCATTTTGCGGATGCGGCGGCCTTCCCCAATACCACTTTGAGGATATACATGCCGACGTTCAAAGCTACCGGGAGGATAACGCCGTCGCGGATTTTGCACCAACCGGATTCTTTTTCGGCGTCCTTCCGGCATTCGTCGATAACGCCATCGACAAACGTCTGGATAAAACCGATGCCCTCGGTTTCCGCCCAACCCACGAAACGGTCTTTCAGTTCCTTGCCGACTTCTTCAACCTGCATGGCCTCCACAAGGCTGTCACGAACCTGTACCCATTTGCTTTTTTCTTCACTCATTTTGTTTTCCTCCAATCGTTTGAAATCGTAAGAAATCGTTAGCTAATTCGTTTTAACTCAACGTTAACTCGTTTTTAACTCATCTTTCACTCAATAACATTTCGTTATCGAGTTAAGTTAATATAAGCCTGCTCGGTCATTGACAACGAAAATCCGCAGCATGTCCAGAGACAGGTCGAGGCTTTCACCGTTACCCGCGAGCAGGCCCTTATCAATCATCTTTTCAATGGTCGGTTTTGCCCAGTCCGGCAGGGCATCGATGGTATTGAATCGTTCGGCACCACGGCCACCCTGATTACCACCATCTTGCTCTGCTGGCGCCGCATCTTCATTGTCAATGCCATGAGCCTGGTTATAGTAGAATACCGCTTTACCGGTAATCGTGCCATCATCGAGAAGGGCCTGCAGGTTTACGCCGGGGCAGGAAGTCGCCATGAGCTCGCCATGGCCGACAATGTGTTCCCGGTCAATGGGGATACCATACCGCTCGCAGATATCGGCAACCAGGGCGCCGCAGCGGTCAAGCTGTTCGTCGGTCGGCTCGGTCTGCTCAAAGTCGCCGCTTAAATGGATACCGATAGTATGGCTGTTTTCGCCGTAAGCGTGCGAGCCAAGGGCCCATTCCGGGCGGCCCCGTTCAATCGTGCCGTCCTTGCGGATAACATAGTGATAACCGATGCCTGCCCATCCATTACCGAGATGCCAACCATGAATCTGCTCTGCCGAAGCATCCATGTCCGGGCTACCAGTATGATGGATGACCACCATATCCGTGTAGCTGCGTTCGGACAGGTTGTTGAAACTGAGGTCAGTTTCTCTGATATCAACACTCATTTTTCATCTTCTCCTTTCGCTTGCGAGGTTAAATCGTTTCATTGCGAGGTTCTATTATTTCCTTTTCCCTCGCTTGTCGGGGCGGTAATTCCTGGGGAAAGGGCGCATCTCAAATAATGAGTATTCCATTTCCTGTACCTGATTTACATAAAAGCCCTGCCGTCTTGCTACGTAGGCAAACTCGGCAAATTTTTCGTATAGTTCACTCCATGCTAAGCCATTCATTTACCCTCTTTTCTCCCGCGCTTTCTTTTGGTGGGACAACTGTTCCAATGAATTTCTTAGGGAATCCGGAATCGGGACGCCCGCCTTGGCGGCGTTCTCGATGATGGATAACCCTTCGTTACCAATATAGAACCACACCGCGACGGTAATTATTTCGCTGGTGCCCAGGGCCACATCGATATGATGAGCCAGAGCCACAATAAGCAGAATAAATATTTTTCGGGCGATGCCTTTGAATCCTTTTTGACTATTGAGCGTCAGCCGGGGGTTTATGTAAGCCGCCAGCAGGCCACTGATGTAGTCAAGTATCATAAGTGTAAGGAGAGTATCCAGCGCGGCAGTCCACCCCCCGAATAACTGCGCCGTCAATAAGCCGAACGTCCCGGCGGCGGCTCCCCAAATCACTTCAATTTTGACAGGTATCATATACTTTATATTCTCCATTACAGTGTTCAACTTGTCATTGCCCCCTCTTAAATACGAATTGCTTTACTGCCGATAATTCTCACCGCGGCATACTCCGTCGATAATTACTCGCCAGTCCGTAGCGAACAAATCCGTATTCCCGATAAAAAAGGGGATAGGCTCGCTATCCCCCTCAAACATCATAAGGTACGGATGTAAATCTTTGGTGTATACGCAGGTAAGTTTGTCACCTGCTGGCCAATCATCGCGACGAATCTGCCTTCCTGCTTTGGCTTGTTCCAAAGCGTCCCCGAAAGTCATTACTGCGCCTCGGGAGCTACATAAGGCTCGCCAGTGATTTCTTCATATTCTTCGGGAGTTATCCAGTTTTTGGCTACTACGTTGTAGACCATGCGCTTATTCCAAAAGCCTTCCTCATAGTAGTATTTAACCTTTTCAAAGTGCTTGCTGTGTTCCACGATTAAAAGCCTCCTTCCAAGTTAACGTCAGTCATAGCCGCCAGATATTCCAGTTTTGACTGAGTCATGGCGTTAACAATGGCCGCATATTCGGCGTGCGACATGGTTCGCTCATCATATTCCCATACTGTGGACTTGGTGCCGTCTATCCCGGTAATCGTTACCTGCTTTACATTCTGGCGCTGATATACCGTTGTAGGGCTGGACGTCGAGTCAAATTCCGCAGGCTGTGAACTCTGCGAGCCTTGCACTTTTTTCCAATCCGTCATTGATGATTCGTCTCCTTTCATGGGACGTCGGCACGATGGCCGCGCTGTGGGCCCGTACTTTCGCCTTTAACTGCCTAGTGTTGATATTCGGCTTGATATACTTCAGATAATATTTGTAGGTATCCGTGTGTCTGATCCACGACAGCCGGGAGAACATCGAGGCCCCATCGTGCCATGTTGCCCTTTCCTTGGCAGCTATCTTTTTGGATTTTCTGCGCATACGTTTCAAAATACTTTTCCGAAGTGTTATCCGATTGTAGTGGATGACAGCGCCCAGCGCGTTTATCGCCCTGCCCCGAACCTTGCCCGTTTTATCCATGTACTCAAAGCGGTATACCTGAGTACAGGAATTCAACTCCATAGCTAAATAGTTCCACAGGTACTCGCGAATTGCGGCCAATGCTCTGTGGACTTTTCTTTTGTTAGGCCCTATGAGATATAAGTTATCAGCAAAGCGCAGATACTTAATACCTGGCTGGGCGGCGGCAAAATGGTCAAATTGTTTCAAGTAAAAATTGAAAAACCATGGACTCGTGTAATGCCCGAGAATCAGTCCTTCAGAATCCTCCGAGTGGCCATGTCTCAAAAACTGCTTTGTTATCCGCAGCCATTCCCGGTCTTTAATTACACGCTCCATCTGCTGTTCTAAGATATCGATATTCACCGACGCGTAAGCATGATGAATATCGGTTTCGCAGACATACAGCTTACGGCCCGTCTGGGTCCACCGGCTCAGCCGTTTAATTGCGGCATGGACACCGTAACGCTTTACGGTACGCTTTCCGTTTTTGTCCATTTTCACCGAGGGCGGCAGACAGCCATAAACCTCCTCGTATAGCCCTTCCAACAACACAGGCTTGAAGGGTTCAACTATCATGTGGTGCAGTATCTGCTCTGGGCAGAATTTCGGTTTCTCAATCGCCCTTGGCTTATGATTAGCGCCATCGATAATCTCGTGAGTATTATCCTCGCAGGGCTGATAATCCGGATCAGATGCGCAAGATATCACTTTATCGTAGGTCTTATCAAAATGCGTAAAGGCGTAAATTACTTCTCGACGATGGAGCTTGCCAACGGCCGCATCCAAGGCACATTGAGCAACAACGTCGGGCTTAGTCATCATATTGTATAAACCTTTGTAGGTTTTCATAAAATCTTTCTTATCTCCTATTGAAATTTCAACTGCGTTTACTATTCCAATCCTTCGACGGAAAATTTTCACCAATGGGTGAGGATTATGCCGGGCATTGAATGAGAAATTTTTAGATAAGAATGGCCGCAGCCGTTGTTCCAATCAGCGTTCGAGGGCGCATTGTTGACATTGAACGTGAACGCTCCGCCAATGGCTGACGCATTGTTCGCGCTGGCACCCGCGATGAGGCGGAAGAACAAAGCCGCTAAGTCGCCCCGCCCGGGGAGGGACCCCCTCCCCGGGCCCCTCCCGAAGGTTAAAGGTAAGAAAGGCCGCAGCCGATGGTCCAAGCAGCGTACGAGGGCGCACAGTAGACAGTGAACGTGAACGCTCCGCCAAGGGCTGACGCATGGTCCGCGCAGGCACCCGCGAGGAGGTAATTTAACTGGCCGTTATTCGTCCAGTAGCCATCGCAGTAATACGTCGAACCGCTGCCAGTCGCAAGGTTCGGAATCATGCCGTTTTCATCGCAATGCATACCGTTAATGTAACTGCCGGAACCGGCGGGAGCCGTGAGCCCCGTATCAGTATAGCCGGTTACGTCGGTAACGCGATAGCCGGTATCCTCCGGGGTCATTTTTACATAGATTTTACCGCGGTCATTGATGAGGCCCGCAGTACGGTCCCAATGATTACCCCAAAATTCCTCAATATGGAATACTTTAACCTGGTTAGCATTGTTATAGCCGTAGAACTGGCCCTTATCTTTGAGTGTACCAGTAGCCAGCAGACCACTTGCACTTGACGCACTGCGACAGTTGCCGTAACCAAATACGGTCTGGGTATCCGTGGAGCAACCCATAATCAGGCACAACGTGCGAATCAGTTCGCGCTGGCTCCAGGAATGAATATACCAGCCGGCGCCGTTAGCAGTTGCCCCGGCAATCTGCTGGTCTGTCGTAAGACTCTGAGAAACGGACTGTCCCGACAAGGAGCGAATCTTGGAGGCGTTCCCGCTGCCGCCGAACATGGAGAAGTAGAACTTATCCGCGATAGTACCATCCGCCCGCGTATGCGCATAAGCGTGATAGGTTTCATCATACTGATGGTCACAGATAACCTCGTATTCATATCGACCGTCCTGCCAGCGTTTTACCCATACAAGCGGGATTTCTGCCATGGCATTGCCGTCGTAGTTCGGATTACCAACATCAGAGGGCGTCCCATCTTCCTTCTTAGTGTAGTCGTTCGGGTCAAGATAATAGTCTACGGTACCGTCTGATTTCAACATGCAAGGCTTATTATTCTTGACGAACCATAAATCCGCCCAATCGCCATAATCAAAGACGCCGTTTGTGAAGTCCATACCGCAGGGGCCCATGCCCTGGGCATCAAAGATGTACTCGACGCGGGTATTCGGGTCGCTGTTCTTTTTGTCGATACGAATACCATAGCGGCCGCTCCGGGACTTAATAGCACCAGTATCATCGATAACGATGCTGTTCATCTTTGCCTTATCAGCCGCGCTCATGAGACCGTTGGTTTCTTCCGTTGCGATGGGGATATCGGTTACGCTGCCAATCTTATGGATTGTCCAGACGACCGTCCCATCTTCAACGGTTTCACCTTCGGCGATGGTTTCGATAACCAGTGGGCCGCTGCCAGTTTCGCCCGGAGTAGTACATTCGAGGAAATATCCCGCCGGCAGAACCGTGCTAAATGCGATATCTCCTTCCAGTACTGCTGTTTCGGGATTTCTGTAACCGAGTTCCGAGAGATTGGCGGACTTAACAACCTGCCAAGTAACGGAACCATCCACGATAATATCGCCGTCCTGCACGTTTGCCGGAATAATGGGAGCCGTTGCATCCGTCGTACCAGCTACAATACAGCGCAGGTAATACATAGCGGGCAGTCCTTCCGCGGTAACCGTCTGACCGACAGTAAACGCCGTGGTTCTCCCTGCCACGCCCAGCAAGCGATTCAGCATTTCAACATCAACAAGGCCATCCGGGGAAATAGTTACCGTCACATCGGACGCATTCTCTACTGCGATGGTCATTGCGTAGCTGGCGGAAATAGTGAGTGCCGTGGTTCCGGGCGGAATCCAATCGGGGAGCGTATCGAGGGAGATAGCATAGAGGATTTCACCTTCATCGGGGTCCGTTGCAAACAGGCCCCACTCGCGAGCATAGAATCCTGTTTCAAGATTCTTTGTAAGCAGGATGCTGGTTACAGTACAAAGACTGCCTTCCTGCACGACCGAGCTGATATTCAGGCTCGTTTTTGCCTCGTACAAATCGCGCATGGTTTCGATTTGTTCAGAGGTTTCAGAGCCGCTGCCAAGTTTCATTCTCGTCAGCTGGAGCTTACATTCTCCAGCCAAAACTTTTGCCTGCAACTCACGACCGGCTCTGGTTAGTAAACTACCCATCCAATTTGCCATTTTTATGCCTCCTAAACCTTATATGACTTGTGAATAACGGGTGCTACCGCGCTGTATCTATCCGTATCAAGAGATACATCATCAACCGCGGCGGCCTGCATGATAGACAGTTTCTTATGGTTAGCCGTTACGCCGGCAACATACATCGTGCCGCTTGTTGCAGCAGTCAATACCTGCGAGATAGCATAACGACGATGCAGATGAGGAGCCACACCATAATACTGGGTTCCGTTTACTCTGCGTAAGAAGTTGATACTGTCCAACCAACTTCTTTTATTCTTGACCGTATTTATGGCCTTAACGATGGCGGCGATTTTCTCGGCGTCATCTATCGGGGCCTCCAGTACGTCAACCTTAAAATAATAGGGGTCGCCTCCGTACTCGTACCATTCGCGTACTATACCGCTATCCCATATTGTGTTAATGAGCTCCTGCACTACGGCGGCCGTGCCTTTGCGCATGTGCCACCTAACAGAATTCTTAACAAGGGCCCGCCGCGTATCCAGCGGGAGCGTCGTATCATAGAAGTCAACATGAAACTGGATAGCCAGGGCGTCGATAAATGCACTGCTCAGCTCATCTATCCGAGGATAGATGGACACCAATTCGGACAGCTGGTCGAGCTCATGCATCTTATCGTCTATTATCTTGGCTACCTGCTGCATGTTTTCGCGGTTCAGCGATTCGGGGAGTCGGTCAGCGATATTGTAATCAGCTTGTATCATTCTGACTCACTCCCCGCCATTGTTACGCTCACATTGTCCACCTTGGCGACCTCGGTACCGCTAATGCCAGTAAATACCGGCTCGGTAACAATTACCCGCTTTACACCGGGCGCCGACATAAGCATCTGAGTCAATCGCGATGGATTGACGTCACGGCCTAATTTTGCCCTCTGCCATGCGGTATAACCGGCAACCGCAGCGGTGACATTTGCTTGTACTGTGGTAGCGTCCGCATCTTCATCGATGTAGTATGTAGCATCGATATCATAGGTCACGGCCGTCGGGGCTATAACCACGACATGGTCAGTAAGAGGTCGAACTTCTTTGGCGGATAGCGCTGTTTCCACTTCCTCCAGCAGTTCTTCCCCGGGAATCCCTCCATCAGTCAGCAGAGGCGCGATTTGTACCACGCCCGGAGATGGCGAGTCCACATTCACATCGACTATGGCGCTATTGATGGCCTTAGTCTTAGCCTTGTAGGCACCTTCGGGGCCTGCCACACTTAACGCCTCGGGGGCCTCCCATACACGCTCACGCAGGGCATCGTCGGCCTCTACATCAGCGCCGCCTTCACTCTTTGTCGTGTTGACCATCGAGGCCACATAAGCTATGGGGTCTACAATCTGGTTTATTTCACCGGGATTGTAGTTGTTTCCGGAAGTCCCCAAGGTCGTGCATGTCGCGGATACCGTCCCTGTGGTTTCCCCTGCGGGGATGATAAGGGCCGCGCCCGTGGCAAAATACATATTGCTTTCAGGGCTTACCCTTGTTCCTGCGGGAATAATAGTTTCATTTCCCCGAGCGTCCGATAACGTGACCTCCAGCGTAGTTGTCGCCGCGCTGGCGGGTATTCGGGTTACCCAGGCATTCGCGGCAAGGTTATCCAAATTGCCGCCCACGGAGTATTTGAGCAGGTTCTGTTTACCCGTATCGTTTATCTTATTCAGCAGTCGGGCGATGACGTCAGCGACAAACAGGATAAATAATCTAATGGGGTCAGCCTGCCCGAGCGTCCGCCCGGTTATCGCGGTATAAGCAGAGAATAACGCCTCCTCTACCTTCGCCGCATCAACATCGACAAAATCGATGTCGGGTAAATCAGCCAGTTTCATTGATTCTCACCTCCACAGTAGGCACCAACTTTCCCTCAATACTTCCCTCAAACGATATCTTCTCGATAATCGCCCGAGGCTCGTATTGCTTTACTTGGGAAAATATTTCTGCAGACCATTTCGCCTGAGCCTGCTGGATGGGCATATCAATGACGGAGCCGTCCATCCCGAACTGCCGATCCAGAGGAATCTCATACTTAATGGTACTCAATATGGTTCGCACGTTCTGAATAACTTCGGCAACCACATTCTCCGGAGAAAAATCAATACTCGGCTTGTCATTTGCTGTAATCAGATACGCCATATCACAAGCCTCCCATCAAACTGGCCACGGTATTATACATGGTACCGTACTTATTGACCATCGTGTTTTCTTCGGTGTAATTGGAGTCGTCGTATTCTTCCAGCGTAACATTAGCCGTAGACTGTAACAGTTTACCCGTAGGACCATAATAATTCGGTTCCTCGGATAGACTTACCAGCCTCCAATAGTTCTGAGTAACAGGACTGCCGCCGATAATAAGCGGGAAAACTGCACCCGTGTCACGCATCTGCCGCAGTTTCTTTAACTGCGTGTCAGGGCTTATATTATGGTCGGCGCGTAGGTGAATTTTGAAGGTCACCTTCTCCAGCCCGGGGCCCTTAAACTGGCTCACCGGTTTCCGAAGTATCAGGTCGTGCTCTGTCCAACGGCTTTCGCCGCTGCGCTGAAACTCAGATGGAGTCAGCAGATAGTCAGAGGATACGGTGAATACAACATCGCCCATGTAGCCGATATACATATTTCATCAACCTCCTATAAAAACATTTCCGCTGCCAACTGCCGCCGAGCCTCCGCAACTCACTGAGTCACCGACGCGGGCGGCGCCCCTGCCATTGACGAATACAGTCGAACTGGCGGAGGCAACCACTCCGCTGTGAGGCGGATGGGCAGGGCAACTATGGGGCGCGTAGGAATCGTCCAGACGGCCCTGCCCGACGCCGTTGGTAATAACATTCGTGCTTGCTGAACTTAGGGCCGTAGGTGGACACGCATCATGCCCGGTATTTACATCCCCTAATCTATGCGCAGATGGCATCCTATCGCCTCCTTTTAGTTCAAATTGATAACGCCGCCCGATGTGATATTCACATTTCCAGCGGCGTGGATGTTGATATCTCCGCCCTTATACTGGATAAGACTGCCATCGGGGAACTTGATGCTGCGCGTCGTAGCGGCATCCTCGGAGGGCGGGTCTACATCGCTATAAACCGCGCCCACCACATAGCCCTCTGACGGCCCTTTTCCCGAGCTGTTCGGGAGCAGTATGCAGAGCACCTGGTCATCGATGGCAGGCATCCAGTATTCCTTTGTCTCTTTCGTCCCGCGCTGCAGGACTCTCAGAGGCGCGGTCGGGCGGTTATCCTTGTCAGGCCGAACGACCACCACCGTACCCTCGGAGGGGTTCAGCGTGGAAACGAGGCCCACGAATATGTACTGTGATAGGTCAATAGCCATTCAAACACTTCCTTACTTCGATGCTCGTTGTGTACGATTCGCCAATCTCATGGCTGGCCTTCAAAATGACATAATTGCCATCGAACTTGCCAAAGCCCGCCATCTGGATGACGAGCCCCGCCGCGAGATTGAAGTCCCCAAGAGTCGCTATGGTTCCCTTGAATTCCTCCTTATTGGCATCGCGTAGCTTTTTCTTCGCCAGCCGTTCGGCTTCCGCCGTATCGGCCACCTGGTCTCCGACATAAAGAATGCGGCCCTCGGTTTTATCCGGCGCCGCAAACTCTCCTTCGATGACCTTCTTATCCTTTCCGCGCTGGTATTTAACCTTGCATTTCCAGTAAATATCACGATTCTTCGCTTTGAGCGTGTAACCGGTGAGCAAGTCAAGATTTGCGAGGCCCTTCTCGTTTTCTACCTGAGCCCCGGGCTTTAGGCAGAATATTACAGGGTCGTTCTTTTCATACTTATCATCATCAAAGATGATAACCTTCTCGGGAGTAACCTTTAGGCTGCGCCCGTTGTCCTTACATATTTTCTGCAGGAATGCGAGGTCTGATTCGTCCGCCTGCTCGACATGGTCAAGATTCGGATTCTCCTCACAATCCCAAAACAATTCAAGATTATTTTCTTTACAGATATCATCGGCACATTTCCAAACACTGATATTTTCCCATGTACGGTTCTTACGCACACCGCGAAGTGTACTGTTACCCAGTACGGATACAGCTTTGATTTGAACCGTTGACGGGAATCCCTGCACCTCTATTTCATCGATTTCAAATTTCCCCAGTGGGAGCTCTATTTCGCCCTCTCCGAGGTTCTTCCAGTTGTATCGATGAATAGTGATATCGAGCATTGAACCTTCCTCGGGGAACCAATCCTCAGACCACAGGAGCGCCCTGTCTTCGAGCGTCAGCGTAATGTCATCGGCGGTATTGGATATGTTATCCGCATAGGATAGATGCAAGAAATACTTGCTGATATCCTCGGATATATCCTTGCTCTCAGTTTCTCCTTTTGGCGTGTATTGGATGACTATCCACGCCCGCCGGGAGAGCTTGCTCCCAGATGGCAGGTTACCCACCCAATCGCCAATGATATTAAAAAGGCCCATAATCAACGCCTCCACGGCGGGAGGATATCCACCGACGCCGTACTAGCATCAGGGCATTCAAGGGCAACGCCCTGAGGGAATACAGCCACATCCTTATACTGCTCATTGGCAGCCAGGAGCGTGGATATATACATCTCATTACCGTATACCTTGAATGCTATGAGGTCCCACATATCGCCCTGCACGGTCGTATATGTCTTACTCATAGGACAACCTCCTTTCATTCGTTTTAACGCGGGCCAGCATTGCAGGCAGTTCTTTTTCAAACTGCGCTTTCTGCTCGGCCAACGCCGCGCGGATCATGCCAACCACGCCAGCATCCCCGCCACCATTCACATTGATGGTCGGATTGAAGTCAATGGTTATATTCTCAGCGGAGTTCGTTACTCTTGCCGCCGCCACAGGAGCCGACGCGCTGACGGATGCCTTGGGCATAGCGCCCATCATCTGCCCAGCTTGCTGCCACAACGAGAGCGCCCGGGCGGAGCCATCAAGCGGTATTGCGGCCTCAGCGGAATCCTCGGCGAACGTGGTCAAGAATGCGCCCTGGCGATAAATACCGCCCTGCGCGTTCGCGCTGATGTCAACTCCCGACGCGCTGGCGGCGCCAGAGTCGCCCCCGCGAACAAAGTTCACGACAGCCTGTATCGGACTGCTGAAGATGGATTTCAGCTGCTCCCATTTATTGGTTACCGCGGCAACGCCGGAATCAATGATACTTTGTACCGTATTCCATACGCTTGTCACGGTATCCACGATGGAGTTCCAACAAGATACCGCCGAATTATAGATGGTGTTCCATCCTGCCGTTATGAATGCTACGGCGGTCGATATGTACCCGCTGATTGTATCAATAGCGCCACCCACGAAAGCGGATATAGCCTCCCATGCGGCGGATGCGTATTCCTTGATGGCCTCCCATACCGACATAATGGCCTCGCCCGCAGCAGTTACGACTGCCACGATACCATCTATCACGGCCATCACGTAGGGGCCAATAACGCCCCAAACTGCCAGAGCGACGGCCTTAACTGCGAGCCATGTCACATAAATGACAGAGCCCACAGCAATCATAGCCGCGGCGATAATCGCCAGCACCGGCAGGGCCACAATAGCGATGGCAATGAATGCCACCTTTGCCACCGTCTTGATGACGTTCCATACCGCACTGAATATCGGAATCAGAGTATTAACCACTGCTATAATAGCGGAAATAGCCGTCGATACCACGGACTTGATGGTCTCCCATACAGTCGTTACTACATTAACCACACCGCGGATAATGGCGGCGACTGTTGTTATCCATACCTTGATATAAGTGGCCCATAGGGTCAACGCGACGACGATTATCGTCTTGACGATGTTCACTATCTTGGAGAATATCGGCACAATAAGGCTGAAGGCCCCCGATGCGGAAGGCCCGATGCTTGCCCATATCCCTTTCAGGAACTCAATGCCAGCCTGCGCGGCGGCCTTAATGGCTTCCCACGCGGCCATTACGATAGGAGCTATGGCGTTCCATACCTCCATAGCGGCAGCCTTGATTTCCTCCCATGCGGCAATAACCGTATCATGGAACTCCTGATTTGTGTTGAACAAATACGTCATAGCGGCCACAAGCGCCATGACCGCAAGAACAGCAAGGGCAATAGGATTACCCGCCATGACTGCATTGAACGCGGCCTGCGCCGCCGTGGCCACTCTCATGACGCCATTCCATACCTGAGTAGCTATCGAGGATTCCGTTACCATCAGCTTATACAGCTTGAAGGATTCGGTCAGATAGTTCACGCCTGCCACGGCGGCGTTAATGGTAAGCACCGATAACACCAACGCGGCAACTGCTCCCGCCGCTTCGATAAGCGTGGTAACAAGTCCCTGATTCTCTTTCGCCCAGCTCGCTATACCGCCTATCATATCCGCCGCAGCGCGGGCTATTTGCGCCAGCGCAGGCAGAAAAATCTGACCTATCGCAATGGACGCGCCCTCGATAGCGGATTGTAGCTGGATAGCGCCGCCCTTGGCGTTGTCGTTCATGGTTTTTGCCATGCGAGCGGCAGCACCATCGGCATTATCCACGGCATTACATAAGTTCTCAAAGTCCTTATCCGACGCATTGACGATAGCCAGGAATCCGGACATTGCCTCTTTACCGGCTATCATGGAACCGTACTGAGCCTTTTCGGCATCCGTCAGCCCGGAGAACTTGTCTCGCAATTCCTCCACGGTCTGCATGAACGGTTTCATGGTGCCGTCGGCATTTGTAACTGTAATTCCCAGCTGATCCATGGCCGTCCCGGACTGTTTCGTCGGGGAAACCATGCGCGTCATTATTGCACGAAGGGAAGTACCTGCCTGGTCAGCCTTAATACCGGCGTTAGCCATAAGGCCCGTAGCCACGGCCACATCCTCGAGCGAGTACCCGAGAGAGCCTGCAACGGAGCCAGCGTATTTGAATGTCTGACCCATCATCTCGACATTCGTATTCGCGTTTGTCGAGGCGGCGGCCATGACATCGGCCATGTGCCCTGCCTGTTCAGCGCTCATCCCGAATGCCGTCAAGTCATCGGAGACGATATCCGCTACCGTGGCGAGGTCACTACCAGATGCGGCCGCCAAGTCTAACAGGCCCGGCATACCAGCGATAATCTGCTCAGTTTTCCACCCGGCCATCCCGAGGTAAGTCATTGCCTCAGCGGCCTGCGATGCGGAGAACTGTGTTTTCGAGCCAAGCTCCTGAGCCGTGGCGGAGAGCTTTTCGAAGTCGCCCGCGGATGCATTCGTTATGGCCCGAACCTTACTCATCGCCTGTTCAAAGTTGGCAGCAGTTCCAATCATGGCGGCGAGCGGGGCGGCGGCCGCGGCGGTTACCATAACGCCCTTACCAAGGGCACCGGCTGAACTACGGAACCGCGCTCCTGCCTGCTCCTTTGCCGCTTGCGCGTCAAGGATTTCAGAGCGGCGCTGAGTCAGGGAATTGATGCGCGCCTGTAATGCCGCTATTCGCTCATACTGGGCCGCGCTTACTCGGCCTGTGGAGCGTTGTTCGGCATCCGCCGCCCGCTGGGCTTCCCTCATGGCCTGATTAGCCTGCCGGATTTGCGTTTGCAACTGCCGGGACTCATTGATGGCCTTCTGCATCGATGACTGAACCGAACCATCAAGGCGGCCTTTAATTTCCAGCGCCAACTGCATAACTCTGCCCGCCATATCGCATACCTCCTTTCCTTATTTTCGTTTTGTTATTGCCTCGGTTTCCTTATTTTCCCGGTCAACCTCAGCATTCATTACCTTAATCCAGGCATAGAATTCGCCCATCGGTAGCTCCAAGAACCAACCGAGGGGCGTATTGCTATACTTGGCCAGCCGCAGGGCCGATAAGCGGATATTGCTTATTTCCCCGCACTGAGTAAAAAAGCCTGAGCCTTCACACATGCCGCCGTGAAGTCAGCGGCAGGCAGGCCGAGAATATCATCGTAACGAACTTTAGCAGCCGCGGCGGCCACATGGGACTGGAAAATCATGGAGAGAGCCGGTACAGCGATGGAAGGGTCTTCCTTCTTCGCGGCCTTCTCACACTTAATCAGCGCATAGCCATTCACGCGGTCAAAGTCAAAGACAAGCTCCTCCGCTCCGCTTGCCAGCGGCTTGCTGAGTTTCAGAACATTGTCATCGTCTACGACTTCCACATCCAGCTCTTCTACCTTAGCGACGTCTTTATCTGCCATAATTATTACCCCCTGTTTTACATCCCGATATTAGCGCGAATAGCAGCAAGGATATCCTCGCCACCGATGACGCACTTATAACCGTATTTGTCTACCTCGCAGAGCACATCGCCCGCATACTCAATCTTGATGTAATGCGTCTCGATAGTGGTCTTGGAGTTCATTGCCTTCTGGGCTTCAACCGTGCCCGGTTCGTGGTTCTTCACGCGGCCGCGGACTACCACATGATACTGGTCATGGGTGTAAGCGGTCTCCGCGCCATCAAAGCCCTGAATATCTGCATAGATGTCAAGGCTGATGGGCCGACCACCGAACAGCTTGGAACTGGTCTTCGTCGGAATCTGCCAATCGAGAGTGGTTTCCATGCTGCCAAAGTGGCCCTGAACCGGCGCGGAGATTGTGCCAGCCACACCGATGCCAGTGATATCCTCAGTAGCAGACTCGAAAGACGGAAGCTTCATAGTCTTTACGCCGATAAGGTCATCGGCGCCGTCGATATAAGCTCTCGCGTCATTGATGACTTCGGGAATCTTATTTGTTGCCATAATTTATTCACCTCCGGATTAAGAGAATAACGTCTTAAAGTTGTTGACGTCGTATTCGAGAATATCGTCGATTTCCTGAGCGGGAACGGGAGGCGTAATGTAGCTGTGGAATCTGATGATACCTGCCAGCAGGTCAGTCGTCGGGTTCTCCTCCTCGAGGAACTTGATATCAGCGCCCAGCATATAGCCACGAGATACCAGACCATTGAGGCGAATGCTCTCGGAGTCAACAATCTTCTTGATGAGACGCGGCGTAAGAGGCTGGTCAACCTGACTCCAATAAGTCAGAATGAACGTCTGATACTGCCAGTCAAACATACGGCGAACGCAAATGAAACAATCCTTCACATCAGTCGTGCCCGGATATGCGCCCGTGTAGTTACCCCAGGACTTCCAACCGCCGGAGAAGTTCAGGCCGGTCATAATGCCCTGAGAGTTCAGCAGATTAGCCTGCGGCAGGGAAAGCGTAACTTCCGTACCATCGGCAAGGCAAAGCCCCGTAATCTGCATAGAGCGGTTAGACGGGCTCTGATAAGGTACGTCAAGATTGGCGGCGTCCGTAACACCCATGATACCCATGATATGGGTGGACATGTGGAAAATCATGTCGCCGTTGCGGACAGCAGGCCAACATACTACCTGATTGGTGCCAGTGTAGTTGTTGTTATTCTTCCAAACATTGACGTCGGTGTAAGCACGTACAACCGTCGTATCAATATCCGTCAAGCATACGCAGCGGAACAGCTCGGAGATATTCAGGCACTTAGCCTTCATAACGGCCGCCACAGTCGGGTCCTCAGACCATCCGGGGGCGGCAACAATACCGGGAACAAGAGACAAAATCGTGTAGATACTGTCGAGCAGTTCCAAGCCCTTGGCGGAACCATCAGCGGATGCACCGCCGATAATATCCGAGGCGGTAACCTTGCTCGGGTCTACCTTGGTGTAGTCCAGATAGAGCGTTTCGGCAGAGGCCAAAGCACCGCCATCGAGAACCGTAATAATCAGCTGACCGTCATCGTCATAGGCGGCAGTGTAGTCCGTGTTCAGGACGGCGGGCGTGCCCTCCGCGGTAGCCTTTACGGCCAACGTATTCAGCAGAACAGCCTCCAACAGGGTAACGGTTTTGCCGGATACTGCCTTTTCCTCAGCTGTAACAACCGTCTTATGCTTTGCCGGATCGAGAACGTTAACGAACACAATCGGCTTAACACCGTACAGCTTAAACTCGGAGAACATCGCCTCGCAAAGCGTGTACTTATCCCAGTCGCCGGAGTAACCAAGGGCGCTGACCGCCTCGTTCCAGCTATAACAGATAATCGGTTTATTGACATACTTGGTCGGGTCGCTGGTCAGATGCACCGGAGCGGTACCAAATACCACCGGCAGGCCAACAGTCGTGCTGACAGTCGCAAGCAACGACGTATCAACTTCCGACGCTCTTGCGCCATGAAAATAAGCCATAGTTTATTTACCACCTTTCTTATGTTCTTCATCAGCCATCATATAGAATGTATGGAGCGCAGTACCGGTCGTGCCGATAGCTTTACGCGCCTCGTTCAAATGCTCGGGCTTAACAAAGAGTTTTTCGTAAATGGTGCCCTTATATTCGGCAGGAACACCGTCTGCAAATATCGCAAAAGTCGCCAACCGAGAATCACGGAAACCGGGGCCGACGTATATTACGGGCCCCTGCGTTTCCTGAATCTCAGCGACTTCAGCGGCTTTAGTCTTTTTCGACTTCGCCACGTTCTCGCCTCCAGTCATAAGTCAGCGTGTAATTCGTTTTAGGCTGAGGCAAATATATATCCGCCTCAACATATCCCCACCACTGGGGGAATGGCTGGTCATCCGGAACACTGGACTTAAGTGTTCCGTCCACAATAAACCATCGTTCCTTCCCGTCCGCATCGGGGACGGGATTGTGGGACAATAGCTGATAGCGTAGCCACTCCATCAAATGATAGAGGGATACATGGCCCTGCTGCATATCAGGGTCGTATGTTGTCACATACATGATGAGCCGGACGATTGTCCGTTCTTCTTCATCGCTCACTTCATCCGGGCGGACAACAATCGCCGGGCACAACTTCAACAGTTCTTCCTTGGATCGGGCCCTTGGAAGGAAACCTGTAAAAGCCTGCACAGGCGTTTTTGTTTCGGTGCCATCCGGATTGATATCGCGGATATCCTCATCGTATTCAGCTATTTGACGCTGGATGAAGGCCGTGATACCTTCAGCACACTCCAACGGTGTCATAATCAGCCCCCCATCCTGCGTTCAATCTCATGAGTCAAGCGTGATTCAAACACTTCGCTACCGCGTTCCTGCATTATCTCCATTACTTCGGGATTTCCGAACAACTGCGGAACCGCAGGCCCGTACAATCCCTCCACGGGGTAACGCTCTTTTCCGACGCGTGCAACAAAGCGGCCATTCATAACAAAAGACCGCGGGATTCTCACCCCGTGGCCTTTCTTAATAGTGGCGAACACGCCAAAGCTCTTTTTAGATGCTGAAAACTTTTTGATGCCTTCCGGAGGTCCTTTGATTTCCAAGGTCGCTCCGTCCTGCTGAGGCTTAATAGCCGCCCGGCTTTTCAAGTCGCCGGCCTTCATAGTGTAAATCTCACGAATCTTTTTCGTGCCCGCCGTTCGGGCGGCCGTCGCGGCTCGCTTGGATGCCGCGCGGACTGCCTTATAAACGTTTGTGGGCGCCAGGCTGTTAAGTGTACGCTCCAGATTGGCGTTCGATGATAATTCTATCTCGATGGCCATGCGTATCACCTCACATTCTGATGCAGCGTAATGGAGAGCATTCCCATATCATCGATACAAGAATCAACTTCCATTAGCTCGCCGTCTAAGCTAAATACCTGCCCGTGGGCGGGTACTTCCGGCAAACTGTCTTTTGCCACATGCACGATAATCTTTTCGCCGCTTATACCTTCATAGCCTCGATAAGCTAGGCCCTGCTGAAACTGCTCCTGCGCCGTCGGGCTCTGAATGACGCAGGTACAGGTCGTGCCGTTCAGCTCGTGCTCCTCTGCGAATTCATCCAGTTCCAGAAAAACGCCGCTGATATCGGCAGCAACCTGTTCCTTGAAGGCGCTCATTTCTTTGCCCGGGCTTTTCGTTTCGGCTTAACATTAGCCGCCGGATCAGCCTCGGGCAAAATCGTATCTTCGCTGGCAGGTTCTTTTGTTGCCGGGGCCTCTGCCTTTACGGGTGCCGCTACCGTGTTATCCACGGCTTTGACAACCCCGGCACGAATCAAGCGTTCAGCGGCGCTGGCGTCTACATCGAGGCAAGCACCAACGCCAAAGAGGCGCCTATTGTGGGACACATAACCTTTAACAACTTCGACCTTCATAGCAATCACGCTTTCGCTTTAATATATACCCAGTCGTCCATGAACTCAGGAGCCAACAGGAAACGGCTGTATACCGTAAGGCTCATCGTGTTAGAGTTCTTGGATGCGGCGTACTTCGGAACGTACAAACCGGAATAAGTTTCAAAGCCGGTTTCATCATCATTGATGAGGTTTACAGCACCATGGAGCTGACGACCGCGACCCGGTACACCAACGATAACATCATTATCGCCAAGGAACGGAACCACGTTGCCGCTATCATCCTGATAGGTTTCCATATAGGCGAACACTTCCAGATTGAGGCTTGCGATGAAACCGATACGCATAACCTGAGGAGAAGTGATGCGCGGCTGAATGCTCATCACGGACAGATTGTCGTTATTCGGAACGGACAACCACTTCATGATTTCCGTGTTATTGAGCAGATATTCGCCAATGTTCTTACCAACCAAGGCAACCGTCGGAACCATGCCCGCGTTTTCCTGCACCATTTCAGATGCGTTCTTGATATCAGAGTAAATGGTGGCGCCCGCCTGGTCCCAATCAGTGAGCGGCGTAATCGTCTGGACAGTACCGAAGGAAATAGTGTCTACCTTAACAGTTACACCGTCATCAGCGTAGCCGTTAATTGTGTAAGCACCAGTTTTCAGCACTTCGGCGGCCATCTGATTCTTACGGTTCAGGATCATAGCCTGCAGTTCTGCGAGGTCGCGAGCCTGAATTTCAGTAGCACGCTGAGCAGCAGTTTTTGCAGAATAGATACCCTCGCCAAAGCCGCGCTGTTCGATGTCTTCCGGAGATACCGGGCGACGGGGAGCAACCATAGGCGGCTGATAAATGCTTACGTTGGAACCTTCGCGGGAAACGTTAACGCCCTTGGCACCTTCAACGACAAACGGAGCAAGACGGCGATTACCTTTACGGTATTCAACCATAATCTTACTGGTCACAGCCGGAGTCGGGATAATCGGGAAAAAGGTATCGACGAGCGTCGTGGCGGGAGCTTTAATGCGCTCCATAACCTGCATAAGGCTTACAGTGTCTTTGAGTTCAATAGCCATTATTATAGCCTCCTTTACTTACTTTTCGGAAGAAAGATAAATGCCAACGGAGCGCAGTTCTTCTTCATGCGCATTGACCGTATCGCCAGTAACAGCGATAAGGGCCTCACGGTTAAAGTAACCGGAAGTGAATACGGTGCCAACCTTGTCAGCCGTAGCCGCGTTAATATCTTCGGCAGCCACAAATACTGCAACACCAGCCGGGTCGTCGCCGGAGGCGGCAGGAGTAGCGATGGCTTTGCCGTTAGCGTCAAGGCTCAACAGAGCGCCACGCTTTACGTTCTCACCGGATTTAACGGTTACGTTCTTTGTGAGTACTTCTTTTTCGGGGCCTGCGAAAAGACCATCAAAGGTTACGCCGGCCAGCGTTTCGATACTTGCCATATTATTCAACCTCTTTTCTGATTCACCAGATTAACAACTTCATCAATGGCGGCCTGCTTTTTGTCGGCATGCGTAGCCTCTGGGGCGGACGGGCTGACCTGCTGCGCACCGGACTCCATTTCATCCTTAATCAGGTTTTTAATGGCATCCAGTACGTTGGTCTGTTCGTCCTTCTTTTCTCCATCTTCACGGAGGGCGTCGATAAACGGCTTAACCTGTTCAACGGTCGAGCCGTTTGCTTTAGCGGCGTTTACCATCTTAGTGATGGCGCCGTTTTTGTGGTCGTCAAGAGCGTCAAGCGCCAGCAGACGATCACGTTCTACCATAACTGGGTCCTTAGCCTCGTCCTTTACACCCTCGGGAGCCTGCGGCTCTGCGGGGGCCTGCTCGGATTTGCCAAGGAGATTCTTGATTTTTTCAAGTAAATCCTTATTTTCCATAGGATTTTCCTCACTTTCTTTACCATTTTCAGCATTTTGGGAGCTTTTTTCGCCCTTTTGGGCAGAAATTTTGTCCATAATTGCCGCTACTTCTTCGCCCCGTTTGAACCGGGACAAATCGCAGGATACAGAGTTCACAATCAGCATGCCATCTTTCAAGCTGTTTACGACCTCAGTATCCGAGTCAAGCTGGTCAACAAAACCGTAATCGAGAGCCTCCTGGGCCGTCATCCACGTTTCATCGTCCATCTTATGTTTAATTTGAGTGTCCGACAGATTCGCGCAACGCTTTTTATAGACATTGACGATGGTCTGTCGTACCGTGTCGAGCTGTTTTGCGTAATCAGTTAGGTCCTTAGCGCCGTAATAACCACACATCGCCCCTTTAGGGTTATGAATCATAAAGAGGGCATTGTCGGGCATTATGACCGTATCACCTGCGCAAGTGATAATGGTGGCAGCACTGGCCGCCAGGCCATCAATACGCATCGTGACATGTCCGGCGTAAGACTTCAGCTGATTGTAAATAGCCTGCGCGGCGAATACGTCTCCGCCCGGGCTATTAACTCGCAACGTAAGGTCCTTACCTTCCAAGGCTTTCAGGTCATCAGCGAACTGCTTAGGCGTGACTTCATCGCCCCACCACGTCGTATCCGCGATTTCCCCATAGATAAGCATTTCTGCATTATCCGCTTCGGCCTCGTTCTTTATTTGCCAGAACTTCTTCATCATTATCACCTCCTTCCGTAGGTGTCGCTGGCGCGGCGCCATTATCAGTTACACCTGCGGCAGCCATAAGTGACTGCTCATAAGCTAACTGCTCTATGTTCTCCTCATAATCGGAGCCGGTCATTTCTGCCGCCTCGCGTTCACGAGTAGACAAACCATACTGTACTCTCAAATGCGAGCCATTGACGTCCTTCACGGGGTCAAGGATACTCATGGTCGGGCCGAACCATTCCGCATTACACCACGCTTTACGGATGGTAGGGTCGTCGAAAAAGCCGGGGGCCTCAATGCGTCCCAGTGCAACGGCCTCCGCGAGCCATACTTCATACACTGGCTGGCAAAAGTCTCTAGCGAACCATATCCGCCGCTGTTTGTACTCATCCCATGCCTGCAACAAGGCCGCCCGCGATGCGCTGTAAGAACTGGTGAACGATTTCATCAGCACCTCATACGGCTGGCCTAGCGCAGCGCCTACCTGTTTCAGCAGGGCCTCCATGAATATACCGAAGGTTGACTGCGCATTGCTGGCATCGACACTTTTCACGTCCACACCGCTAGGCAGGGCGTTTAATGTGCCGGGGCCTAACGCGTAATCGCCAACATCCACCACAGGAGCGCTCGGGTCATTCTCAAACGAATTTCCCAGCACGTCGTTCAATGTACTGCCGGAAGGCGTTTCAGTAAAGAACAACGAGAAGAACGACTTCACGATGGCGCTCGCCAGCTCCGCCGTTGTATAGCGGGAAGTCTGTTTCAGTGTCTCGATTACCGGCGCAAGATACGGCACGCCGCGGTATTGGTCAGCTCGGGTATCATGGCAAATCTGCAGGATATTCGGCATCCCCGTAATTTCGCCAACAGCTTTGACCTTCACCCATTGAGTTACGCCGTTAATATCTGCGTAATCATGGGGCACCTTATTCGACACCCAGTAACCATCTATGGTCCCATCCGAGTCAACCTCAACACCTGAAATAATATGGTGCCCCGGCGTCGGTGCATTCATTTCAACGCTAGTGTAATTCGCCATCCCCGAATCAAGCGGGTTACTCACTCGATTAGCCTCCAGTAACTGCAACCGCAAGGAATACGGAGCTATCCGAGTGGGCATCTTCCGGCGGAACAATGCGAAGGCGTCGCCGTCTGTCAGATAAGACAAATACGCGATATGCTGAAGGTCGTAAAAATTATTACGGCGATATATGTCGCAGTCCTTCGACTCCGCCCACAGCTGAAATTCAGCCCGGGCTTTACGTGTCCACTCCTTCGCTTTCTCGGGAGTCAGCCCCAGCAGTTTAGCATTCGGCCGCGGGAACAACGTCAACCCTGTTCCCACCGCATGAGTAGCACTGGAATAGATGGCCGCCGCGCCTATCGGAGTATTGATAGCCTCATCGGCCGCCCGATTTCGTAAAGTTTCCAAGTTACGATCAATGTCGCTTTTACTGGATAACTTCATAGGGTCCCATGCTTTCAGTATGTTACTGGTCCGGGAGGCACCGCCTTCGGAATAGCCGCTGTTACGGATGCGCTTATTCTGTTTTGCGGTTATCTTTTTTCGTTGTTTTGCCAACTATCTCACCTCCCGTCCACGAATAATACGCGTTTACTCCTACCCGTGCTACCTGCATCTACTCCGTCTATGGTGGCTCCGCCAGCAATCAAAGCGTCAATCGCTTTCCGGATTTCGGAGAGACTGGCACGGGTAAGCGTGCGATTACCAATCGTGTAAGACTGCCCCGACAGGACAGCCCGTTCGGCCTCCAGATACATTTCCAGCCGCCGATTCTGAATTGCATTCGCCATAATCTCACCTCGTCACCATATACTCGTGCCTTTAGAGGCCCGCCTGCTCGGCCTGCGAACACGCTGGGGCTCACTCTTAATCTGCTTTGCGGGTTCGGTTTTAACCGGTTTCCCTGTAATTGCCATCTGCAGCCGCTCCCAATCAGGTTTACATGACTGCATAGCGGCAAGGTTATACACTCGAAGGTCAAGGGGTTCGTTGCGGACGCCCGCCGTTGTCTCCCAAACGGTATGCAGTACGCCGTTTTTCTTGACCTTCCGCTTATGCTCTGAAATAATGCCCTTGAAATACAGCTGGTCATACCCTCTGTATTCAAGCCCGACGTCACCATCAAGCGGAAAATGGAAGTACGACGGCCCCGGCGCCTCAATGGCCAGCCGATTCATAACCTGCTGTTTACCATCGTCAACGCCAAGTATCATCAAAGCGACGGGCGAATTATGCGCCCGAGTAACTTTATACACCAGCGGGAGCCCGGGACCGCCTTGGCCCTTAATCGGGACGCGCTGTTTACTCCAATTCTTTTGACAGTACAGATAGACATTGCCGGTATAATGGCCGCCCGAGTCAATGAGCGTCCGGGTAATATTAAGCCCGATGCCATTACTGAAATAGTATGTACGGTCCAACACCTCATCAAGTGCGTCCCATGTCTGCTGCCGATCGGGCGTACCTAAAATAACGCCCTTGGATATTCCCCATGACTCCTCGGCAGCGCCCCATCCACAAATCTCATACTCCAGACGGTTATCCTGCGTATCGACTGCCGCGGTCAACATCAGCACGCCTTCCGGCAGTTCTGCGCCGTATTGTTCGCGACGACGAACAAAGACCTCCTCGTCGTCAAAAGCGCCGGCCTGCCGATAGGGTTCCCCAAACCGGGTATTGACTACAACCTTCTCACGCGATGGGTCGCCCTTGGCCTCCAGCCATTCGCGCATAATCTCTGCCCACGATATCCACGGCGAAGAAAATGCATTAACAAAGAAGGAGCGGATGCCGTTCTTTATGGCCACAGGGTTTTGGGCAATATACTTTTGAGGCGCGGCCTTAATCTCGCGCTCATCAAATAAAAAACCGCAATCCGGGCAACTCCATTTCACGGAGTCAACGGTTACGGTCGTTCGCCCCTGGGCGTCCTTGTGCTCAGAGTATTCGGTTTTGATATCAATATAGCGGATAGCGTGCCATTCACCGCAGTTCGGGCATTGGTACTGCCATTCCTCCTGAGTACCGGTAAGATACTCGGCGGCAATGCGACTGCTGCCTTCGTTCGTTGGTGTCGAAAACAAGCCCATGACTCTATTCCAAAATGTAGTCATACGCTTGGACGCGAGGTCTACCGGGTCGCCCTCGTTGCCCGCGGAATCTGGGAAACGGTCAACCTCATCACAGAGCAGGATTCGTACCGGGCGAGAGGCAAGCCCCGCCGGAGAATTGGCGCCGCACATGATGAGGCGGCCGCCCGGGAATAGCTTTGACAGGATGGTATTATTGCCGTCCCTTGTCTTAGATCCCTGTTTCACGGCATCCTCTTTCACGTTGTAAAAGAGATGCGACAAAACCTTTGTATCCCTCAGCATGGGAGCGATACGAGTCTTTGAGTAATCCTGCGCCATGTCAATCGTTGGCTGCACCATCATAATGGAGCAGGGGTCCAGATGAGCAAACCTGCCGATAACATTGTTCATGATATCCGACTTGCCAATCTGTGACGACGACATAACCACTACTCTGTGAATCCCCGGCTGAGTGAAGGCGTCCATGATGTCCTTCTGATACGGGGCTCGACTGGTTTTCCACCGCCCGGGCTCCGCGGCGACGCCCTGCGACAAAATACGATAGTCATCCGCCCATGTGCTGACTTCCGTCTTAGGCAGAGGTTTCAGGCCCTTCTGACTCACATACCGCCATAACTCACTCGCGGTCTTCATCAGAATCACCATCCTCGACCTCAGATACAAACAACTCCGGGGAATACTTGGAGAGTTCTGCCAGCTGGGCCTCTATTTCTTTTGTCATGAGAGCATATATTTCTTCCTTCGTTTTACCTTCTAGCTGCGGGGCCAGCTTAGCAGGCAGGCCCAATAGCTGAGTGCGAAGGTTAGAATACATTTCGGTCATCACCAGTTCAACCGTCTTGGCGTCGTAGACGGAGCGTTCCATCTTTTGGAGTTTAATCTCCGCGATTTCGCGCTTTGTCCGTTCATGCTTTGCCCGCTCCAGCTCAAAATTGAGCTCCGAGCCATCGTCAGACGTTGACGGCCCTGCTTGCGTGAGCCAGTAATTCTTGACCGACTCATAGAGGTAAACGCCTCCGCCCTTGTCGGACTCGTTCCGGATGACCACGCCTTCTTTTACGAGCTGACTCACTCGCGCCGGAGTAATCCCGATGGCCATGGCCAAATTACGCTGAGTAACTGTAATTTCCTTCACTTTTCCCGAAACCTTCATACGTTTACCTCCTTTCGCTTAACATTTTTGGCCTTTTAGAATAAATGTGCTAAATTATTGTTACTTTTTCTCGAGCAGGTCGTTTTCGGTGAACCAAGCCCGAGAAAAAATTGAAATCTAAAAAAATTTTGGGGCCTCGGCAGCCGCGGTCCTTACCCCTCCCCCAGAAGAACCTACCTCAGTACGCCCCCGGGGGACACTGAACGACGCGGCGCCCTGCCTCGTTGCATCTATGCCTTGACCACGCTCGCGGTCGCCGTCGTCTCCTCGCAGGCGGTTTACTGCTGGCGTAGCCGTCGGGGATGGGTGACCACCACACCAACACTAAACCGCCTGCGCCAAGGGGAGTAAAATCAGTGGGCAGAGCTGAGGCCTTAACCTCACCACCGCCATAGCCTCGACGTCAGGCAGATGCAAGGGAACTCATAAGTCTACTCCTATTCCATTTTTCCATTCGAAATAATGGCAATATCCAATCCGGTTTGTCTGCGTTCTCCGCAGCTCCGGGTTCCAGCGGATTGTTATTTCCAATCCGTAGTGTTTCATGTAGAGAAGTTCCAGCGGGGACCGGGGCATCAATGCTTTCCACTCCAATCGCTGAAGATGCGCCATAAATTCATAGACGTCACATAAATGAATAGCTCCCGGGTATCCTTTGTTTTCCAGGCGGGTAGCTCTTTTTATAATTCGGTCCGATTCACTCATCGGGATTTCTCCATTAGAAATGGGCCGCCCATAACAGACGGCCCTTCCTAGAACTGAAATATATTTTAGGAGGTTTCACAAATTCCACGATATAAGCATACCACGGATTTTGTCCATAATAGTGCTGCCCTTTTTAATTTTTATTTTAATCTCAGATGAATCTCCACGATGTTATCGAGAATTTGACGCCACCACGCTTTTACTGTACGCTCTCCCATCCAGCCATTCGCATTGATGAAGCGGTTCTCGATTTCTTCACTATATCGGCGCTGAGTGTATAATACCCATCCGTGACGGCCCCGGCCGCCGATGTTATGGCGTTCAGCTTCCTGACGGCAGGATATAAATATTCTTTTGCGCTCCCCGAAGGTTCGGAGTGCTATCCCCACCGCTCTGAGCCACAAATACTCAGGATGCTCAGCGTCATAATCTACGGATTTAACAGCGGCATCTTCCACTGGATGCCCGGGCAGGTTACTTTTACCGCCGCCAGTATTTGTATCGACGGGCGGGCGGCTTCTTTCCAGCCATTCGCTTTTCCGCAACTCATATTCTTTTTTCAGTACAGCATAATTGAGAATGTAGCCTTCCGCCGCTTTTCTGTCCTCATTCATGCTATTGACGATATCCAGTTCATTATTCTCCATCGGCGCCTCCTAATGATTTAATCATAGCATCCAGATACCAACGCGCCTTCTTCAGTGATTCGACGCCGCCTTTCTGCTGGTAACGGCATACATACTTGATTATGTTCCCCCGGCAATACGAGGCGAAGCCATCGGGGCCCAGCGTATTGCTTATCATGTCGATAACCTCGATACCGCCCGGCATCTCATAGTGCTTTGGATGATTTACATTGTCGTGCTTTACTTCCATCCGTTTATCCTCCCTGCTATAAATACAACTGCTTTTTTTTGCATAACTGGGCTTTTAATTTTTCCTTGGTCTTATCATCCCCGGCGGGCGGCTTTTTCACGTTTACGAGCCAATTTCTTCGCAAAGCTCATTATTTTATGCCTCCCCGTGCATTTTCCGCAAATAATGGCGGACATAATTCTTTGAATTGATGAGGCTCACGCCCGCCAGTATTTCGTCGTCCGCATATTCCATATAGATAGCCGTCTGGGCGGCGTTCATGATATCTAAAAGCTCGAAGAGAACTTCTGCCCGATTCTTGGATGTGCTTTCGTTGCGGAATCGGGCCAGAGCCATGGTGGCTTCTTCCAGCTCCAGCCCTACATGCTCCAGCTGTTTTTCCATGGTCTCTTCCGGCGTACAAACCTCTAACTTGATATCAACCATTAGTCATTCTCCTTTGATAGTCTTAATCTCGGCTTTAACTGCCGCCAGCAGGGCATCCTGCCCCGCGGCTTTACTTTGCAGGGCCCTCATAACCTGCTCATCAATCGTGCCCTTGGTAACCAGATGATTGATGATTACGGGCTTATCCTGTCCTTGGCGGTATAATCTCGCGTTGGCCTGCTGATACTGCTCAAGGCTCCATGTGAGGCCATACCACACAATAATATTCCCGCCTGCCTGCAGATTCAGCCCGTATGCAGTGGATGCGGGATGCGCCAAAAGCATTGGAATCTTGCCAGCGTTCCACGCCCGAAGTTCATCGGCGCCCTCCAGCATCTTCGCCCCGGGAAAATTCTGCTGCAACTTTGCCAGGTCATGCTTGTATGCATAAAAAACAAGTATGGGCTTTCCCTCATTTTGTTCCACGATTTCCGTCAACTTCTCAATCTTGGCATCGTGGATGGCGATGGTATCGCCTTCATCGGTATAAATGCACCCATTCGCCATTTGCAGGAGCTTATTACTCAGGGCCGCGGCGTTGGCCGCCGTTATCTCTTCGTCGGTCCCCATGCCAAGCACTAAATCCTTCGCCATCTTCTTGTAGGCCTTCTCAGCCTTCGGCGGCATCGTAACTGTCACCACATTATCCATGCGGGGCGGCAGAGTTAAATAATCCGATGCCTTTAGGCTCATGACCTCCGGCGCGATGGCGTCATAAATTTCCTGCTCGGCACTGTTATCCCTCAGTCGGTAACTGTAAACGATGTACCCGTTCATCTTGTCTGGCTTAAAATATTTACTTCGATAAGCGGTTATATTCTTGCCCAGGGCCTGCCCTCTATCCAGTAAATAAATCTGACTCCATAAATCCAGCAGATTATTCGGCGCCGGCGTGCCGGTCAAGATAACCACTCGGGAAAAGCACGGCAGGGCCTTCCTTAACGCTCTGAACCTTTTGGCCGATGGATTTTTGAAGCTGCTCGACTCGTCAATAACCACCATATCAAATGGCAGCTGGTAGCCGTAGTAGTCACAAAGCCATACAACATTCTCCCGATTGATAACGTAGCAGTCAGCGGGGCGACGCAGCGCCTCCATACGCTTTTGAGGCGTGCCCAGAACTGTGGAAAATCTTAAATTTAGATGCTCCCATTTGCGGGCCTCATCCTGCCACGTTGACTCCGCCACCGTTCGAGGCGCTACAATCAGCACCTTACTGACTTCAAACATGTCATAAATCAAATCTTGGATGGCGGTCAGCGTGATGATGGTCTTGCCCAGGCCCATGTCAAGAAACAGGCCATACTTTTGGAATTTTTCTAAGCGGTCAATCGCTTCGGATTGATACGCGTGCGGTATAAATTTCATCTCAAGCACCCTACTTTTACATAATGCTCTACAAATTCACTGACTGCCTCATAGCTATCTATCACCCAAACATGGAAGTTTAGCCGCTCCATCTTTTCAAAGACGGCCTGCTGCAGAGGCCTCGGCTTTTTGCCGGGGGCCTTTATCTCAGCAAATACGGCCTCGCCCGTAGGCATCAAGATCACCCGGTCAGGAACTCCCGACTGATTCGGGCTCACAAACTTCCAAACCATGGCCCCGTGGTTTTCAACCTCCCGCTTGAAGTGTCGTTCCACTTGGCTCTCTTTGATAATCAATTCAGCGCCTCCTTACATGGCCTTTTCGACTTCCAGCAGGAGCCGACGAACCAGTCGAAGTTCTTCCCGGACTCGGGTCGGGCAGGTTCTCATATCGATGTCATACCCCCAGCTCTTAATAAATCCATCTTTGTGGAACATCGGCGGGTAATCGACTGCTATCCGGTCAATTATTCCCTTCGCTAAATTCAGCTCAGTTTGTTTATTCATGGCGGAAGTCCTCCAGATACATGATTTTGATGCCCTGCTGGATGGCAAAGGCCTTCTCAGCTCGGCACCCGGTCGATTCTTCCCAGCCAGGGCAGAAAATCACGCCATCACATACGGATAACAGCTCCATAGCATCAGCCAGCGCCGTGCAGTAATCTGTATCTTTGTTCCCAAACATCCCGAGGGGATTCATGAAACAAATATCGGGATGGGCGTCCTTCAGCTGGGCACGGATGCGGTCGGAGTCGGCCTTGCTTTCGGCTTCGTTGCCGGTATACGGATGAGACAGGTAATAGCGTTTCATTTGTTTTACCCTCCTTTTTCCAGTTGCGAAGTTATTTGTCCATTTGCGAAGTAGTTGCGAGGTTAATCATGCCCATCATATACATGGATGCCGTCGTCGCTAAAATCGAATCAATCCGGGCGGGCGGCACAGCCCTCGCGGCCAGCACATCCATCAGCGCCGCAATCGTTACCTGAAAAACATCCTGCGGCTTCTTGTTTACCGTGGGAGCCTTCTCGATAGTGCCCAGCAGGTTATTCATCCATAAACGCGTTATTTCTTCCGTGCTTAACGGCTTCTTATTCTGCTTTTTCATTATCTACGTCCTCCTCAATCCTCAATCCTCAATCTTGGCCCTGCCTATCAGCAGGTCACGCATTATATCATCATATTGCTCTTCCATCCACAGCATTATGTCGTCCTCGCAGTATTCTTGTTCCTTGGATGGACATACCTCGCATCCATACTTCATCAGGGCACACAAGAAGGCTCCCAGCTCCTGGTCAGACATTCCACGCACTTTATCTCCATTGGTCATAAATTCACACCTCCACTCTGCAGGGGTAACAGAGTAACATCGCGGTAACGATTTATAATAATCTCTAAATTAAGCCCCCGCGCGCGTGTATACGCGTATATGATTCTAAATTTATATATATTGTTATATATAATGTTACCTGTTACCCTATATGTTCTACCGCCTTATAGATAAAGGCTCGGCAGTATGTTACCTATCGGTAACAAGTCGGATTGAATGTTACTCATTATGAAAAATCGCGGGGCGAAAATCATAACATTAGGTAACATTCAAATACCGGTTTGTTACGCCATTATTCCCCCTTTGTTACCCGATAAAATCCTCGCTGAACGCCATAAGGCCCGAACTTTTTCACGCCTCTGAACGGTTCCCATCCTGGCATGTTCCGCAGTACGTTGTTGATTTCCATGGCCTGCATCCGCCCCATCGCTTTAGGCGAGCCGTTCATGGCTTCCACCCAAACCTCTAAGGCGCACACCCGATCCCGGGGTTCCGTGCCTTCGGACGTTATAAACGGCTCCTTCGGATTGAAGTATTCCTGCCGTTCCTGCATTGTCTTATCCCGCCAGCCTATCGGCAGTCGATGGTCTACGTATGCCCAAATAATGCCAGCCCATGGCGATTCCGCCGTATGTTCCTGCTGCAGGGCCCTAGCTTCCTGGTCCATCCGACTGTCAAGGAACAATGGCTCATCCAGCATGTAGTAAACCATGGCCTCCGCCCATATCTGGTCAACCTCTGAATCCGTCAAATCCTCAAACGGGGAATACTTGCGGGGTTCAACCCCCACCTGTATGGGCCACCAGCGGCGGCCGCCCGTAGCATCACGGATGAAGTCCGGATCATTTGTCGTGGCCACAAATATGCAGGCGCGGTCGTAGTGTTCGACCTCGCGGCCATACGCAGGTCTGAATGAGTCGTCCTGCTTAGTAATGAACTGCTTGACGCTTTCCAGCTCGGCCTTGCGGAGTGCTGCAAGCTCGGCGAGCTCGATAATCCATGCGCCCTGAATCTGCTCCATGGCGTCTTTACCGGTTACCGTGCTTACGCTGTCACTGGTCCATCCTTTACCGATGCGCTTCCAGATGAACGACTTGCCGAGCCCCTGCGCCCCGATTAAGGTAAGCACATAGTCAAATTTACACCCGGGATCCATGGCTCTCGTGACTGCCGCCACCAGCGCCTTGCGCGTCATCTGGCGGTTTAATTCGGTATCCTCGGCGCCCAGATAATCGATAATCAGGGAATCAACCCGAGGCTTTCCGTCCCATTGCGGCAGGGCATTGAGATAGTCCTGCACCACATGGACGGAGTTCCTAATAAGAACCTCGCGCAGTGCATCGTCGATGATGCCTTTGCCGTCGATGTTGTACCGGTCGGATAAGTAATTCCGCAGGCACCCATCATCATCGTTTCCCCACCAGCGGCTCTCAGATACCTTGTGCCATGGCAGGTTTTCTTTGAGGATGGTTCGATGACTGAAGCGGTCATAGACGACCTTTTTTGCCAGTTTTTTATCATGGCATAAAATCAGCTTGATGTTCCACGGGTCCTTGATGAAGCAGCCATTCTTATTGAGATGGGCCTTAGCCTTCCAGCTGGCATCCTCTTCATCATCGTCGGGGATGACGTCGAAGTCCTGCTGGGCGGCCTCCATGGTCTCGTTGACTGTGGTTACTCTGACTTTTTCGTCATTGCGGGCAAGGTCGAGCATCGCCAGATAACTCGGGCGGCGGCCCGTAGGAGTTGAGAGGTTCGCGTTATCATCGAGGCCTGCGAACTTGTGAATCCGCACCATATCGAAGGCGTTGACCAGCTGCTCGGAGCAGGGGTCCGTGGCGTGATGGGAATAAAGGAACTTTCCCTCATAGACAATCGCGCCGCCCGCGGTACTGCCTTCCGCGTAGGTGTAACGGTCTTCGGAGCCGTCGCACTTCACGTAAACGCCCGGCAGGAACTTTTCCATGGCCTCCTCGACACTGTAAGTCCTGCAGAATGTACCGATGAGCCCGCGCTTGGTGTACGGGTCTTCTTGCTTCTCGGCCTGCTTCTTCAGCACTTTGTACACCCGAGAAGATTCGGGCCATTGTGCCTGGTCGTGCCAGTTCTCGAACCGGGCCAGCACTTCATCCGGGTTTATCCACGCCCCCGAGTAGCTTTTGAAGTAATACTCGATATCCTCGGGGGTCGAGGGCCAGTACATCAGCCGATGGGGCTCGTAAGTCGTATCGTCAAAGAAGTCGATGCCGATATCCGCAGCAACCCTGCGACTGATGGCCTGGTATTCGTCTGGAGTGACTGACCGGGAGAGCGGGAACACGACGCGGATGCGCGGCTTGTTCGGTGAGTATTTGTGTGTAGCATAGAGCAGGTATGTTTTACCGGTCATTGTTTTGCCGATAATCTCCTCGAACTTTGCTGGCGCGAAGTCCATATCAAGAGTGACAATCTGCCGCCATGCTACATTCTCGGCCTTGCGGCGGCCGCTCTTCAGCGTGCCCCCGACGAAACCGCCGACGTCCTTAATTTCATCCATGCGGGCCTTGCTCATGTTGAGATATTCGGTCAAGGTCTCGCCCGTATGAGTGGTCTTACTGAGCCGCTCCGCCAGCTGCGGCCATGTGATTTCCGTATTTTTCCAGTGGGTCGAGAATCTTGACTTCCCGACGGCCATTGATAGCTTTGTATCTGCTATTGCTTTAGCATCGGGCTCGTTCATCTCACACCCTCCATCAATCTATTCATAGAATCAATCCTTCTTAAAGTATCTATCCTCCCAGCCATCAGCGTTGAGGATAAGCCCGGGCGCCCAGTCAATCGGCTGAGACATAATCTCTTCGACCTCCTGCAGGCTCCCCGTGCCTTCCGGCATATCGGCGACCATTTCGTCGTGGATGTGCATGACAATCTTGTACCCTGCGGCATCCAGTCTCATCATGGCGACCGCTAAGCAGTCGCGGGCGATGGCCTGCACCGCATTCTCGACGATTTTTCCGCCGTAGGTTTCCAGCTGCGTCCACTGCCGGGCCGTCTGGTTGACGCCCATATATAGTAGCGACTTACTGCCGAATCGGTTCTCCCCGATTTCCGGGGACTGATAAGCAATGCGCCGCCCGCTGGGAAGTCTCATAAACAGGCAATCATCCTCGTAGCTGAACTGGATGCCATGTCGGCAGTCAACCGGGCGCCTCCGCGTCACGGCCAGCATCGCCGCCTGCTCCATCCCGCTCCATAGCTTGACGATGTGCGGGGAAGTATTTCGCCAGCGTTCCACGATATTCGTGATTTCGGTATCGCTGAGGCCCATCTTATCGGCGCCCATCGCCTTCATGGCTCCGAGGCCTCCGCCATACCCGCAGGCGAGCTCAGCGACTTTCCCTTTTTGCCGCAAGTGTCCGTTTTCCCCGTGCTTCTGGACGGGGACGCCGAACATCTGCGAGGCGGACATGCAGTAAATATCGCCGCCCTCGGCAAAGACTTTCTGCCGCCACTTTTCATCCGCTAACCACGCGATGACGCGGGCCTCGATGGCTGAGAAGTCGCAGTCGATAAACCTGCATCCGTCTGATGCGATGAACGCTGTCCGGATGAGCTGGGACAATGTGCCCGGTACATCCTCATAGACGAATTCAAACAGGTCGCGGTCTCCCTTTTTCAGCAAGTCGCGTGCCGGATCCAACTCCTCGATGTAACCGCGGGGCAGATTTTGAACCTGCACCAACCGGCCCGCCCATCGTCCTGTCCGGCTGGCGCCATAAAATTGGAGCAAACCGTGTACTTTTTTGTCCTTGCATAGAGCGTCAAGCATGGCCTGATACTTTTTAGTGGATGTTTTCCCGAGCTGGAGTTTGAGGCGCAGCGCCGCTTTGGTGCTTTCCTGCTTGGCGTTTTTGATAATCTCGGGAATGGTTTCCTTAGTGAGCGACGCGGGCGGCTCCGCCAGTCCCTCGTTCTGCTGTATCCAGAGTTTCAGCTGCGCCCCGGATGCCGGGTTTTGCAGTCCCGTTAATTCCTGAGCCTCGGCCTTAACTTCGACCTTCATCGCCTCATCAATTTTGATGGCGGCCTCTGCCATGTCAACGTCGATGGCCACGCCGTGGTCATTTATTCGCTGGTCAAGCGCCCAGAGGTCTTGTTCAAATTTATTCGGGCGGTACTTCCATAGCTTTTTACGGATCGCCCTTTCAGTTTCAACGTCTCTGCGGTTATACTCGATGAATAGTTTCCAGTTTTCCGGGTCTTCTTCGGGTTTCTTGAATCCCCTGCCCTTTACGCAGAATTTACGGATAAGCGTTTTGCCGACGGACATTTTCTTTTCCTCCTCGGCAAGGCCCATCGCCTCGCCAAGTCCAGCAAGATTTCCGGGCAGCCCTAAGGTTAGTCCCAATACCATCGTACAAAGCCACTGGCGGGCATCTAACCACTCATCCGCGCCTATCAGTCCCAGCTTACGGCAGTAATGCGTGAGCACCGTCCGCTCAAACTGAGCATTATAGGCAACTTTCAGCACGTCAGGATTAAGAAGGTCTGACACAACATAGTGGGGAAGAAGTTCCCCACTTGCCATGTCAACTACTTGAACCGGCTCGTCATCGTAAGCATAACCAAACAGCAGGATTTCGCATGTTTCGGCGTAGTGGTAACCACCCGCCGCTTTAATATCTACGTGTCCTAATGTTTCAAGGTCAATACTTAGAATCTTCATCTTAGTTCAAGAAATCCTCCCCATTATCACCAAGGTCAGCAAAATCATCCTCAGCCGCGCTGGAACCGCCGCCCATGCGCTCGCCGTCTTTGACCTTCTGGATGTTACCAAGGCCAAGGCCGATACCAGCATGGCCATTGAAATTGTAAGCGTAAGCCTGTACGACAACATTACAGATACAGCCCGCATAGATTTCTTCCTTGTCCATAATCGGCTCTACATGGCGGTCAACCACTTTCGGCGGGTGGTTCTCGGATGCTTTGGCATTGATGTAGTAGCAACCGGCATAATATTTGTCGTCCGGCTTTTCTTCATCGCCGTCCATAATCGGGGAGTCAATCTTACGAGCGGGGATACCTTTCAACTTGTCGTCCTTCTTCTCGGCGTCAATAGCTGCGTTCAGCTTATAAAGGTTCTCCTTGTCGTTCTTGGCGATGAGGACAGCCGTGCTGTATTTCGGGTCGCCGCTGTTCATAATCTGTTTCGGCGTAAAGAGGTTCGGATAAGAGATAACAACATTTTTGAGGGTTACTTTAGTAGACATTTCACATTTCTCCTTTTATGCATCTAAATCTTCAAAATCATCTTCGTTCGGATTATATTCCGGACGTTTATCTTCAACCGGGGCGAGCGTCGGCTTGCCTGGCGGTTTTTCAAGGTATCCGCTTAAGAGTTCTTCAAACCGTTTTTTACCGAATATCTTAGTAAGGTCGGTAATGGTTTTGAGCTCGGGCGGTTTCAGGAATTCCGATGGATTCATCCCGGTTCTTGATAGATAGCCCATAACGGCATCCGGGTCTTTGTATACCCGCCTGCTCCTGCCCTCGACCAGTTTATAGCCGGGCCATTTATGACGGCCAGCCACGGCCTCCGTGAGGGCGTACTGGGCAATCATATCGGCGTAGTGCTTCAGGTCATCGATGCGGCTGAGAACATCGGCCACCTCGTCATCCGTCAGCAGGGTTACATCCTTAAAATCGAGCTTAGCAAGTTCCAGGTTATAATCTGCCAGAGCCCTGCATCTGGGAGCGGCCTTGCAGAAACGGCAGTGTTCGCCGGCGACAAAATCGCCTTCGCCTTTCAGCGCCATTTCCGCGCGGCCGTGCATCCACTCGCCCCACTTGAGCAGTTCGTCCACGGTCATGACCTGCTCGCTCACTCCTCCGTTCCTGGGCTGGACGATGGTCATCCGTACCTTGTCGAAGTCGTAGGCAAAGGCAAACTGTTCGATAGCGCCGATGGCGTAAATCTGCAGCTGGACGTTTTTCTCCGCGGATACCGGGACGCCCTTGCCGTATTTGAGGTCTACGATGTTCAGCTCATTATCGGCGATGATAACCATGTCGCCGGTGCCGAATCCGTCCTTAACGATACTGTCAAAATGGAGCTTCTGCTCTACGAGACAGGCGGCGAATTTATCCGCCTTGCGGGCGGCTACTACCTTCTCGCAGCAGAGGTCGGTATACTGATGGACATATTCGACCATGGCCGGACTGTAATATTCGTTGTCCGTGTCGAAGTCCGTCAGGTCGTCGGGGTTTTCGACGCCCGCGATAAACCGGCTCATGATGTACTCAGCCATGGCGTGGGCGTATGTGCCCTCGGCGGCGAAAGTTCCGCCCCGGTCGGGGAAGTCCTTGCCAGCCATATAGGACTGTGTGCAGGTTGACCAAATCTTCCCGCTGCTGGCGCTTAGCGCAAAATGAACATCTGGCATATCACAGCGCCTCCACCTTCGCGAGAGCTTCATCCAGCTTGTCGGCAGGAATCTGACTCTGACGGGCCACCCCCAGCTCCTTCAGCAGGGCCTTACAGGCGGCGGCCTTTCCTTCCGTTGCGGCCTTCGTGAAGAGTTCCTTCATCTTGTCGCGCTTGGCGGCTTCATCGTCGGTGGTTTTCGGTTCTTCCTTTACGGGAGCGGGAGCAGGTTCGGCGGGTGCCGGGCTTTCCTTCTTCACGGGCTCCGGATTGGGAGTATTCACAAGGTCGTTTATCTCTTTTTCCTTTGCCTTGCTTACCGGTTTGCCCTCCAGCTTTTCCTTCTTAGGCTCCGCCTTCTTGGGTGCTGCGGCAGGTTTTTCATGCGTAACTTCCACCGTTTTCTCTGGAAGTCGTGCCGTAGTGTTACCAGCACCCGCGGCACTGATTACAGCCAGGCACCCAGCAAAATCGGATACAGCGTTCAGCAGGTTATTGTCGGCGCTGAAGTGGACATTAACATTGATATCGATTGACATGATTATTCATCCTCCTTAAATAACGAAATTTGCCCGTTGTTGGATTCATCTTCGGGGATTTCCCCATCAAGGTCGGGGATAATGGCCTCGCCTGCCGCCTCTCGGCAATTAGCGACCGCCTGCTTATAGTAGCTTTCTTTCAGCTCGATTCCCATGCCGCGGCGGTCCATGCGGATGGCCGTGTATGGAGTGCTGCCGATGCCCGCGAACGGGTCGAGAACAATGTCATCGGGATTCGTCCACAGCTCAATGCACCGCTTGATAACTTCCAGCTGCAGCGGGCAGATATGGCGTTCATCCTTCTCCTCTCTTGCACTCTGGCGCTGAAGGGTATCGGACTGGTTGATATCCATCCATACGGGGCCGGCGTATCTCTGCCATACGGCCACCGGGAAAGATTCATCCGTGTGGGTTACCCGCTCGGGATTGTCTCCCGGCTTGCGCATGGTAACCACGAAGTCGGGGATGCCCTGGCGGCTCATCGCGCTGTCCTTCTTGAGCTGTTTCCACAGGAGGCCCAGCGCTTTCGTCCGCTGCATGGCCGTGACCGGATTTTTCCAGATGCACACCTCGGAATGATAAATCCATCCAGCATCACAAAATGCCTTGATGAGGATGCCCCTGAAGTCCTTAATCCCGATAACGCCATCGCGCTGTTTTGACGTCGGCAGGTTCATGCAATGAAATGAGAGCAAGCGCCCTGGCATGGTTACCCGGTAGAGCTCCTTGACCAGGTACGAGAGGTGTTCACAGAACTCGTTATCGGTCTTGCTGTTTCCCATGTCCCTGTCTGAGTTGCTGTATGTGTATAACGATGCGAATGGCGGGCTGAAAATGGAATAGTGGATGCTATCATCCGGGATGCCTTTGAGCACCTCAACGCTATCGCCGTTATACAGGCTGAATTTTTCCGTGATATCTTGGTTCAGTACATTCATGCAGTCAATCGTTCTCCTTTCGTGAATTCCGCCCACTTCGGCAGCCGCATCGTGACACGTGGGTTATACGGTGTTGATATCCGGCTTGTCTGACGGAGTTCCTTTTTCGTGATTTCCTTGGTGTACTTGAGCATGGCCTGCTGCATTTCCAGCGCCTCGCGTTGTTTGCGTTCAATGTTCTCCTTGACCGCGCCCTCTGCAGCGCTGATGATGATATACACATCGACCTCGTGCTCCTGCCGGAATCGATAGCACCGGCGCACGGCCTGATAATACGCCTCGAAGGAGTCGGACAGTCCGACGAAAATCATATTATGGCAGCTCTGCCAGTTCATGCCGAATCCGGCAATCTTTGGCTTTGTAACCAGCACTCGGATATCATCATTAGCAAAGCCCAGCATCGCGTTCTTCTTGTGGTCAGGCTTATCGGGGCCCTTTACCTCTATCGCCTCGGGCATACTGTCAGTCAGTAATGTGCTTTCGTCGTTGAGGTCGCACCATACGAGCCATTGGTCATCGGCAGCCCTGTTTACTAAATCCGCGGCTGCCTTGCATCGGGACTCGAGGGAATCCTTGCGGGCCTGCCGTCGTTCCGTCAGCGTCATTTCCACGCTTACCGGTTCAGCACCATCGACGATGATCTGATGGATATTGAGCCCGGGCAGGTCATAGCCTTCATCCTCATAGCCCAGGTCTTTCGGGTTACTTATGAACACGCTCCATGATGCCATCCATTGCCAGAATATCTCCGTGGCGTGGCCCTTGAGTCGCCATTGTGAAGTTCGAGAGCCGTCATGGACAAAATACATGGAGAGCATTTCCGCCCGTGTCATGATGCCCAGGAACTCGCTATGGTTTCCCAGCTCCATATGGTCGTTCGGTGCTGGCGTGGCCGTGCAGCATAATTTGTATGGCGTCTGCTGGAACATATCAATGAGCAGTTGCCGGGTCTTACTGCTGAAGGATTTCAGAATGGACGATTCATCCAATACCACCCCGGCGAAGTCCTTCGCGGTAAACTTATCCAGCTTTTCATAGTTGGTAATGTTTACGCCTTCCTCCACGTCGCCCATGCTCTCGCAGATGGTTACATGGATGCCGAACTTCTGCCCCTCTCTCTCTGTCTGGGCGGCTACCGCAAGCGGGGCTAATATGAGAACTGGCTGGCCCGTGTGCTCGCTGACCTTCTGCGCCCATTCGAGTTGCATTGGGGTCTTTCCTAGCCCGCATTCAGCGAAGATGGCGGAGCGTCCCTTCATCAGGGAAAATCTCACGATGTCCTTCTGGAAAGGGAAGAGCATCGGGTTAAGTTCATCGCGGTCGATCTCAAATCCGCACGACTTCACGACCAAGTCCTTATGGTCGAGAAACTCCTGATATTCCACTATTTGATTACCTCCTCTGTCATGTGGTACAATAGATACAAATAAACCTTTTAGCCGAGGTTATTTCCGGGTCGTTCCTGTTGGCGCAGGGGCGGCCTTTTTTCGTGTATCCAAGAACGCGGTCATTTGCCGTTCCTCGATACTTTGTTTCTGATTTGCTACATCGCAGTAGCTGGCGGGCAACCTGCACGATAGGCATGGCCTGCCGGGATTACAACTTACAGCGCTCATAGCATCCTCCTCATCCGCATACACACAGCAGGAGTACCACGCTGATGTAGCCGACGGCCGCGTATCCGATATACTTCAAGCCGATCGGGATGCCGTGGATTATGTTCTCAATGAGCTCCCCCAGTTGGCGCTGGCGCTCTGCCTTCATTATCTGGCGGATTTCTTCTTCCCTCTCTGTCACTTGACGGCCACCTCCTTCATTTTGTGCTTAGCGGCATACGCGATGAGGTCAGTCTCGGCATCGGTTTCCTTGTCATGCCATGGCAACGCCCGAACGCTATGCCAGCTTTTCCCGGGCTTCCGATAAAATACTGAAAAGGTATCGCCGCCAAGACCGGGACGCGTGGTGTATTGCCATCCGCGGGCATCTTCATAAATCAGCTTCATCATTGGCTCCTTTCCATATCTGTTTGAACTTCGCTCTCGGACTTGCCGAGTATCTGGCCGATTATTTTGGCGTCCCGCATCGCGGTAAACCGCAAGTCAGCGTTATGGGCTTTATCCCTGGCATACATGACTGCCTTGTGGTAAAGTCCCTCGGCCCGTTCTGCCACTCTCATGGCATCCTGCTCTGTCATCCTGTTCGCCTCCTTTCGTTGGCTCCGGCTTTAGCTTTACCCGGGCGCCGCATACCTTCCAGATCAGCTCCTCAAAAATCTCTGCCTTGCTGGCCCTCCCGAACGACCGGGCGGCCGTGATTTCCTTCTTACGTGCCAATCAACCACCTTCTTCATATTGCGCAATATTTCGTATACGCAAGTTATTGAGTAAAAAAAATACGGCGCATCTTGTCATCGTCCAAATGCAAGACCTCGGCAATCTTTACAATCTCATACCGATAAAAATCCGTTTGCCCCGTTATCTTTCGATACAGGGATGAAGGATTGATACCGATAGCCTTTGCCAGAGTCTCGTTGGTCATTCCTTCGCGCACCATTTCTGCCCTCAGCTCATTCTTGCGGAACATTCATCATCACCTCACTTTCAACTTACAAATCAGATTATAGCAGACTTGCGCAAGTTGCGCAAGTCATTTTTGCAATTTTTTATTTCATTCTTGCATTGATGTATTGCAAAAACGCATTATTTTATATAGAATTAAAGAAGGAAGAAGGAGGAGGCGACATTGATGGATATAGGTGCTTTACTTAAAGATAAACGCACGGAAAAAGGACTCACTCAGAAGGAGGTTGCGGATGCAGTCGGCGTATCTGAGGGAACTGTCTCCCGATGGGAAAGCGGAAAAATCGGAAACATGCGCCGGGATAAAATAGACGCCCTGGCCAAAGTTCTATCGCTTGACCCGGTAATCATCGCGAAAGCAGATGTGCCCAAAGTCTCGACAGGCGTAGCAATAGGTGGAGCTGTGGCTGCGTCCGGTGCTGCTTTGGCAGCTGGCGCGCCAGTGGCGGCTGCAGCTCCTTTCGGAATCGGTGCGGCGCTTCTCGGGCTTTTCAGCTCTACTAAAAAACTGATGGATGCGGTCGGTGTAGACGATGATAGCATTGACGACCAGCAAATAGACATTAACAATCCGCCCATATTTGTTACTCGAGTTGACGAAATTAAGTTGATAAACCGGTATAGGCAATTATCTGATGCTGATAAGGTCGCGGTATACGGTTTGACAGAAAATCTAGCGCAGAAGTATGCGCCCGCGGTCAAAGAAGAGGGGGACGACCAATCATGAGCTTCTTTACGTCCGAATATACTGATATGCATAATCTCCCTGACCAGCAAAAACGTCGAGCCCGAGCAGTCACAGTTCCAGTTGGTTCCGTAGATAGGGCTACACAAACAGGCATCATAAACGGATACAGAGTTTCATTGGATAACTGTACCTGTATGGATTTTTCTACTCGTGCACTGCCCTGTAAGCACATGTACAGATTAGCCATGGAGCTTGGCGTATTCGATACGCTGGATTATACCACGATAGATGTAGCTCCATTTACCGAATATAAGGGCTTTCGTGATTTATCCGAGCGCAACAATCCATACCTTGCTTATATCGATATTGTGCTCTACAACGAGATAGGTGCTCGAGAGAGGCAAGTCGATATAATCGCTAGGCATCCAGAGTACACGAAAAGCGAAGTCACGGGAGCCCTGTCGAGGCTCGAGCGTCATAACCTTATTAAGAAGTCGAGGGAAGGCCGACTTATATGCTGGGAACAAAGTTCCGAGAATTATTTAATCGGCCTAGAGGATGCTGACTTCCCTGTCGTATTTGATTATTCTACGCCGCCCGCAACCAAAGAAGAGATGAAGGCTCGCTTTGCGGAGCTGATGAAGGATGCCCCAAAAAAGGAGGCATCTGTCCCGGATATCGTAGAGCCTGTCCCAAAGAAAGCGGGATGCCTGGTATATTTCGGCTTCCTGCTGGGTGGTATGGTGTCAGCCGTGGCCTATTTCATCGCATAAAAATAATACCGTCGCAATTCACGACGGTATTGGAAAGGGGCATGATGCCCAATGTTTAACACAGAACTACCCAAAAAGGCGGCTGTATATTGCCGGGTATCCTCGGAGGCCCAGCAGGAACGGCAGACCATCGAGACGCAGGTCGAGTTCGCCCATAAATACTGCGACCTTAACGGTATCGAGATAACAACAATATACCGGGATGACGGCATCACTGGCACCCTGCCGCTGCAGGACAGGCCAGCGGGCGGCCAGTTGCTGGCGGATGCCAAAGAGGGCCACTTTGACCTGCTGCTGATATTCAAGCTCGACCGCTTAGGCCGCAGCACCCGCGTTATCCTGAACGCCGTCCATGACCTCGATGCCATGTCCGTGAAGGTTCGTTCCATGACTGAGCCCTTCGACACGAGCGATGCCAGCGGCAGATTTTTGCTGACCATCCTCGCGGGCGTCGCTGATCTGGAACGCTCCAACATCCTGCAGCGGATGGCGCTCGGCACCGATAGAGCTGCCCGCGATGGCAAATGGCTGGGCGGTATCGTGCCCTACGGCTACATCGTGAACGATGACCGGTATCTCGAGGTCAATGAAACCATAATCCCCGGCCTTGATATGTCGGAGGCGGATGTCGTCCGCATGATGTACGACTTATGTCTACAAGGAGAGTCAACCATCAAAATAGCCAAACGGCTGAACGCCATCAAAGTTCCGCCCGCGTGGATAGCCCACGGCCTCGGCGGAAAACGCCGCAATAATACCAGCGCTCTGTGGAATCCTAGCCGCGTCCTGGGCATTTTGCGGTCAAGTACATATAAAGGTATACATCAGTACGGCAAACGCTCCCAGCGCGAGCGTGAGCTAATAGAGAGGCAGGTTCCTGCCATCGTCGATACCGATACATGGGATAAGGCGCAGGTTATCCTGCACAATAATCAGATTGACTCCATGAAAAACTCAAAGCACAAGTACCTGCTCCGCTCCATCATCAAATGCGAGAATTGCGGCTCCACGTACCGATGCAACCCCGGCGGCAAGAATAAGGGCGACGGGTATTATTCCTGCAATGGCCGTTCAAACTGGCGGCGTATGTCCATGAATGAAAAGTGTCAGGGCATGAGTATCAATATGAAGTGGCTGGCTAATTTTGTATGGCAGGACTGCCTGCGGTTCATCAATAATCCGGGGCTTGTAGTGTCATCTATCGAAGCGGCTGAGGCGGACATGGAAGCGGATGAACAGACGGCAAAACTGCTGGCTGACCATCTGGCAGAGCTGGATGCTGATAAGGAGCGTATGCTCGACCTATACCGGCAAAAGCTCATATCTATGGATGACCTCGCCAAACAGCTGGAAAAGATAGAAACCGACCGCAAGGAGACGGCAGAGCATCTGCAGGAACTCAACGACAAAACGTCTTCCAGTCAGCTCTTCGCCGCCAAGGAAACCGCCGTCGATATGCTGGAACTGATGCAGAAGACAGTCAACGCGCCGGATGTTACCTTTGACGTCATGCAGACGGTCATCCGCACGATGGTCGAAAAGATAACCGTGGCCACCGATAACAGCGGGGCAAGGCCGAGGGCACGCATAACCATACACTACCGCTTCAATGCGGATATCCCTACGGATTTTACCCGCACAGTTCCCCGCAGGGACATGGATTGAGTGCGGCAATCAGCATAATCCTGGAGGGAAAGCTCAGAGTACTGTTGACCCTTGCTACAGTTACACAGCCGTCCTCCAAGGGCTGCCGCAGGCTTTCCAGCACATTTTTGCTGAACTCCGGCAGCTCATCCAAAAACAGCACACCATTGTGGCTCAGGGTCACCTCACCTGGCCGCGGTATGGTACCGCCGCCAATCATGGCAGCAGCAGATACAGTATGATGCGGGCTTCGGAAGGGGCGCACACGAAGCAGCCCGCTGTCTTTAGGCAGAAGCCCGGCAATGCTGTAAATCTTGGTCACTTCAAGGGCTTCATGCCTGGCCATCTGAGGCAGGATACTGCTCATGCGCCGAGCCAGCATGGTTTTGCCGGCTCCCGGGCTGCCTGCCAAAAGAACATTATGTCCGCCTGCCGCTGCTATCTCAAAAGCCCTTTTGGCAAAGAACTGCCCCTGCACATCCGCAAAGTCCCCCTGGCTGTCCTCATCGCAGACAGCTTCATGCTGCCTGGACGAAGGCTGCAGAACAGTCCTGCCATTCAGGAAAGCTACCAGCTCCGCCAGATGTTGGATTCCATAAACGGTAATTTCTTCCGCCAGTAAAGCCTCATTGACATTTTCTTCGGCAGTTACCACAAATTTCATACCGGCTTTAACTGCCTGTATGACCATGGGCAGCACCCCCTTTACTCTGCGGCATTCGCCTTCCAGAGAAAGCTCCCCGATAAAAATATACTCGCTGATACGCTCAGAAGGCACCATGCCGTAAGCTGCCAAAAGAGCCACTGCAATAGGCAGATCCAGTCCGGCACTGTCCTTCCGCATACCGGCCGGAGCCAAATTGACGGTTATCTTATCCTGCTGCAGACTGATACCGGAATTCTTGATGGCCGTTCTGACCCGCTCCTTGGCCTCCCGCACCATGGCATCCGGCATACCTACCATTTCAAAGCTGGGCAGCCCATTGGCCACATCGACCTCCACATCAATTAAAACTCCATCTACTCCCAAGGTGGTAGCACCGCAGGACCTTGCATACAT